AGCAGGACTACCCACTAAGTCAGGTAGAAACCTTGCGCAAGTTACTCACTACTCCCGAAGCAGTGGAAGTAGAAAGCGACTTTCTCTATGCTTTTGGTATCAAGTCGGCAGTGGTTACCTCTTTCTCATTGCAGCAGGAAACACACAGCAATCGCCAAAGCGTACAAATACAAATGCTATCCGATGAGCCTTACGAAATAAAACAGATACAACAAGACGAGTATGTTAAGATTAGTAAGTAGAATAACCATTGAGGGTGAGCAAAAGTGGGTATTTACGGCTCTTTCAGAATGTAACATTGTAGAAGATATGGGAAACCTTACCGATACTTGTGAACTAAAACTGCCACGCAATATTCGCTGGCAAGGCTATGTAAGTGAAAAAGGTACACCCCCAATCAAGCGAGGTGACCGTATTACAGTAGAGCTCGGTTATGATGATGATTTAAAAGTACGCTTTGCAGGTTATATCCGTTCGGTAGATGCCAAAGTGCCTATCACCATAAAATGCGAAGACGGTATGTTCCTGCTTAAAATGTTAAAAGCCGAGCCTAAAGCCTTTAAGAACGCTACCCTCAAAGAGATAGTGGAACATCTGCTCAAGGATACAAATATTAGCTACAAACTCATTGATGACAATATACAAGTAGGTAGCTGGCGTATCAGCCAGCCCAACGTATCGCAAGAGTTGCAGGAGTTAAAAGACAAGGTAATGCTGAGTAGTTATTTTAGATTTATAGACGGCAAATCGGTGTTGTACATCGGATTGGCTTACCCTACAGACAACCGCGATAAGCACCTTTTTAAACACGGCAAAAACATCATCAGTGAAGACTTTACTTACCGTGATAAAGACGATATAAGGGTACGCGTGGAGGCACAGAGCTTTAACGCCAAGCATAAGAAAATCACCTACGAGTACGGCGACAAAGACGGCGAGGTGATAAAACTCCGCATAGACGGACTAACAGAAGCTGAGCTAAAGAAGTACGCAATGCAGGCGTTAGAACGTTACAAGCAAAGTGGCTTTAAGGGCTCGTTTGAAACCTTTGGTGTACCCGAAGTGCGCAAGTGCGATATGGTGGAAATACACGCCTCTGACGGCAATAGTGGTACTTATTTAGTAAAAAAGAATGAGATTAGTTTCGGCACCAACGGCTACCGACAAAAGATTGAATTAGGGAATGCATTATGATAAAAGAACTGATACAGCAATTAGCCAATACGGGGCAGGAACTATACGCCAAGGTATGCGAGGTAACCTCTGTAGATGAGGAGGCTAAAACCGCTGACGTAAGTCCCTTAGACGGCAGCTCCCCTATTAACGATGTGTATTTAGTAGTAG